GTCAAATTTATTCGGCCGCAGGTTTTGATGTGGGGGGGGTGAGTTGAACGATGGGAGCGAGAGGCCCGGCGCCGAAGCCTACGGCGCTTAAGGTGTTGCAGGGGAATCCGGGGAAGCGGGCGCTGCCGAAGAGGGAGCCGATGCCGGCGACGGCAGAGCGGACGCCGACGGCACCGAAGTGGCTGGGAGAAGGGGCGAAGCGGCAGTGGCGGCGAATTGCGCCGGGGCTGCACGCGGTGGGGTTGCTGACAGAGGTGGATGTGACGGCGCTGGGGTTGATGTGCGAGGCGCTGGCGCAGTATTTCGAGGCGCGGGCGCTGGTGGACATGGAGGGGATGATGGCGATGAGCGACAAGGGGAATCGGTACCAGCATCCGGCGCTGGCGGTGATGAAGAGCACGCGGCAGGAGGTGTTGAAATGGGCGGCGCAGTTCGGGATGACGCCCAGCGCAAGGAGCCGCATCACGTTAGACACTGACGCGGCGGAACCCAGCCTGGCGGATATGCTGTTCGAAATGGTCGGTCAATGAGACGAGCGCCGCTGCTGGTTGTTTTGCTGTTGTTGGGGTTGTTGATCTCGCCGGAGACGCGGGGGATGGGCGAGCATGTGGAGGGTTATGCGTCGGCGTATGCGCCGGGGGTGATGGAGGGCGTGGTGCGGTTGCGAATGAGGGAGGGTATCTGGCGCGTACCACCTCCGCGAGACTGGTATACAGTGGCCGGGTACGTGGCGGTGATGGATTGTGCCAGGGTGGGCGAGGTGACTACATTGGTGGACCCGTATGACAATGAGCACAAGGTGTTGATCGCGGATTGCGCCGGCGACGATGGTCCGATAGATCGGTTTGAGCGGTTACATATCATCGTTGAACTGGATGCAAAGATGTGGGAGCGATTGACAGACGTTCACGGACGGCCGCTGTGGGTGGGATTGAGGTAAGTGACGAGTGACGAGTGACTGGTGACCAGTTTGGGGCGGAGGCGTATGTAGATGATGTGCTCGCCGGGCGGCGGAGGGAGTGCCGGTGGGTGCGGCTGGCGTGCGAGCGTCATCGGCGGGATTTGGAGACGGGGCAGGAGCGGGGTTTGTGGTTTGACGAGCGTGCGGCGCGGCTGGTGATCGTGTTTTTCTCGATTTTGCGGCATTCGAAGGGGGAGTGGGCGGGCCGGCCGGTGGAATTGGAGCCGTGGCAGCAGTTCCATTTGTGGAATTTGTTCGGCTGGAAGCGGGAGGACGGGACGCGGCGGTTCCGGATCAGTTACCTGGAGGTGGCCAGGAAGAACGGCAAATCGACGATGGGGGCGGGCGTGGGGCTGTATTTGCAAGCGGCGGACGGGGAACCGGGGGCGGAGATTTTCACGGCGGCGACAAAGCGGGACCAGGCGCGGATTGTGCACCAGGAAGCGGTGCGAATGGTGAAGCAGTCGCCGGCCCTGGGCCGGGAATTGTCGTTGTTCAAGGATAACATCCACAGCGAGAAGACGTTCAGCAAGTTTGAGCCGCTCGGACGGGACAGCAACACGCTGGACGGGTTGAATGTGCACGGGGCGATCGTGGACGAGGTGCACGCGCACCCCAGCGGGGATTTGTGGGACGTTTTGTTGACGGGGACGGGTTCGCGACGGCAGCCGTTGTTGTACGCGGTGACGACGGCGGGGTATGACCGCAATTCGTTGTGTTTTCAGCTGCATGATTACACGGAGAAGGTGTTGAGCGGGGTGCTGGAGGATGACGCCTGGCACGGGTTGATCTACACGCTGGATCGGGACGCGGAAGGGCTGTTGGATGATTGGGAGGATGAGGGGAACTGGTACAAGTCGAACCCGAACTTGGGGATCAGCAAGAAGCTGGACACGATGCGGGACCAGGTGCGCCTGGCGAAGGGGATGCCGGCGCGGTTAAATGCCTTCCTGCAGAAGGAATTGAATGTGTGGACGGGGGCCAGCGCACGCTGGATCGACCCGGAGGCGTGGCGAGGGTGCAATCTGGGGGAGATCGACGAGGTTGATTTTGAGGGGAAGGCGTGCTGGGGCGGGCTGGACTTGTCGACGACGCTGGACGTGACGGCGCTGGCGTGGGTTTTCCCAGATACGAGATACGAGATACGAGATACGAATGTGTGGACGGTGGTGTGCCGGATGTGGGTGCCGGAGGAGAATGTGGAGGAGCGGGTGAAGCGGGATCGGGTGCCGTATGATGTGTGGATCAGGCAGGGGTGGATGAGAACGACGCCGGGGAATGTGGTGGATTATGATTTCATCCTGGAGGATATCCGGCGGGACATGGCGCGGTTCAAGGTGCAGGAGCTGGCGTTCGATCCATGGAATGCGACCTCGGTCAGCAACAGGCTGGTGCAGGAGGGAGCGCCGATGTTGGAATTCCGGCAGGGGTTTGTGTCGATGAACCCGGCGATGAAGAAGCTGGAAGTGGCGGTCCAGCGGCGGCAATTGAACCACGGCGGGAACCCGGTGCTGGCGTGGATGGCGGACAATTTGGTGGCGGGCAAGGACCCGGCCGGGAATATGAAGCCGGACAAGAGCAAGAGCACGGAGAAAATCGACGGGATGGTGGCGTTGATCATGGCGTTGGACAGGGCGGTGCGAGAAGGCGGGGTGAAAGAGAGTGTGTACGCGAGCCGGGGGATCAGGGAACTGTGACGAGATACGAGATACGAGATACGAGTGATGGTTACGGAAACGGACGAGGATCGGGTCAGGAAGATGCAGTTGCAGCAGTATTGGCTGGATTATTCGATGTTGCGGGACGCGCTGCGGCGGTTGGAAGCGAAGGCGTCGGCGACCTGGGGGCGGGGGGTTGCGGTGCCGCTGGAGGAGAGCCGGCGGTCGATGTGTATGCTGAGGATGGAGCTGGAGGCGCTGGAGATAGGCTTCGAGAAGTGACGAGTGATGAGTGACGAGTGACGAGTGAAGAATGGCGAGTGACGGGTCGGTGGCGATGCGGTGGTACCGGGATCGGCTGGACGAGGGGTACGAGATCGTGCGGGAGACGGCATGGGATTCGGCGTTTCCACGGTGGCGGTGGGAACTGCGCGACGCCCAGGGGCGATACGTGAAGACGGTCCGGCGAGATGTGCTGCGCCGTTTACGGGCGCTGGGTTATCTGCCGGATGCAGGAAAACAATGAGGAGAAGCGGCCGCGACGGCCGGGATTTGTGGAGGTGCTGGACGGGGAAGGCCGCTTGCTATTTTTATTTGACCCGCAGCGGGACCTGATCGAAATAAAGCCGAAAGGGCGGGAGGCGGTGCTGATCGACCTGCGGATGTACCGGCCGGCGATGGTGGGTACGGCGCACGGCAAAGCGATTTGAGATACAAGGTGATGAGATGGCGATTGTGAAAGACGTTACGTGGATGGATGTGGTGAATGCGCAGCTGGACGGATTGAGCCGGCAGTGGTTGAGCGATACGTATCCGGGGCTGGCGGAGGCGATTGAGATGGCGGTGGACCAGGGGGCGAGGCCGGAGCAGGTGCGGCGGCTGGTCATGGAGCGGACGGGTCGAGTGGAGCTGGCGATGCGTTGCGAGCAGGCGGCGCGGGCGATAGGCAGTTAAAGAAAGCGATTTTTGGGGGGGAATAGAGGCGATTTGGCAATCACCCTACAAAATTTGTGATTGACTTGAACGCGTGTTCAATTTATACTTGAGTTGAATTAAATAAGGCGAGCGCGATTAGCGCCCCAGGTGTTTGCGAGGTCCGCGAGACCCGCACCTAACACCCGGGGCGTTTTGCATTTAATGGCAAAGTATCGGAACGATGTTGTTTTCCTTCTGGGCCTGGCGGCGATGGCGGCGGGTTTGTATTTGATTTACCCGCCGCTGGCTTTGCTGGTGGTGGGGGTGGTGCTGATGGCACTGGCGCTGGCGAGCGCGTTACGGAGCGGGGAATGAGTTTTCTAGGCGGAATGTTGAGGAAATCGGAACGGCCGCCGGAAACACGGCGCGGCTACGGGGACGAGCCGGGGTGGCTATGGGAGAATTTCGGGCCGAACACGGCGACGGGGATCACGGTGACCCAGGAGGGGAGCCTGAAAAATGCGGCGGTGTGGAGCTGCGTGCAGCTGGTGTCGCGAACCGTGGGGAAATTGCCGCTGGTGCTGTATGAGCGGAAGGGCGAGAACAAAAAACGGGCCACCAAGCATTACCTTTACAGGATTCTGGACGCGCAGCCGAACCCGTTGATGACCAGTTTTGAATGGCGCTCGACGTTGCAAAGCCATTTACTGCTGTGGGGGAACGCGTATTGCGAGATCGAATACGACGAGGGCGGCCGGGTGATCGCGTTGTGGCCGCTGCGGCCGGGCAGCGTGGTGGAGGTGCAGCGGACGGGCGACGGTCTGTCGTATCTTTATGAATTGCCGGACGGGAAGCGGGTAATTTTGCCGGGCGAGCGGGTTTTCCACCTCCGGGGGTTGAGCAGTGACGGGATCACGGGCTATTCACCGATCGCGCTGGCGCGACAGTCGATTGCGCTGGGATTGGCGGCTGAGGAGTTCGGGGCGCGGTTTTTCGGAAATGACGCGCGGCCGGGCGGGGTGCTGCAACATCCGGGCGCACTGGGCGACGACGCGTACAACCGGATTAAGACGAGCTGGGAAAGCCGCCACGGGGGATTGAGCAAGAGTCACCGGATCGCGATTCTGGAAGAGGGGATGACGTACACGCAGATCGGCATCCCCCCACAGGACGCGCAATTTTTGGAAACGCGGAAATTCCAGGTGAATGAGATCGCGCGGTGGTTCGGGATTGCGCCGCACTTGATCGGCGACCTGGAACGAAGCACGAATAACAACATCGAGCAGCAGTCGCTGGAATACCTGGAGTACGCGATCAGCCCGTGGCTTTCAAGCTGGGAAGAGGCGGTGAAGTCGCGGCTGATGACCTCGGGGGAACAAGAACGGTATTTCGCGGAATTCCTGGTGGATGAGATGCTGCGGGCGGATGTGGAAAGGCGTACGGCCTCGTATGCGACGGCGCTCCAGAACGGCTGGATGAGCATTAACGAGGTGCGGGCCAGGGAGAACCTGGAACCGGTTGAAAACGGCGACCTGCACATGGTGCCGATGAATATGATGCCGCTGGAGATGGTGTTGCAGGCCCCAGAGCCAAAGCCGGATGAGGCACCGAACGCTAATAACGGAGTGCCGGATGTGGCCTCGGGCGGCCAGGCGCGACAAATGGGGGGCCGGCAATTGGTGGCCATGGCGAACGGGGTAGAGATACGGGCGGATCAGTGGGACGCGGCGACGGCGCGGCATCGGTTACAGATCTCTTTTTTGCCGCTGTTTGAGGACGTGGCGGGGCGACTGACGCGGCGGGAAGCCAACGACGTGGCGAACGCGGCGCGGCGGCTGCTGGGGAGGGGAACGCCGGAAAAGATGGCGGCGTGGCTGGAAATATTTTACGAGGACCTGGGCGAGGTGTCGGCGGCGGGATACGGGCCTGTGGTAATTGCGTATGCGAACCAGGTGGCGGAGCTGGCGGCTCGGGAAATTGGACAAGACCGGCCGGTGCTGGAATCGTTTGTGGCGGCGTATGTGGCGGCGCTGGGCTTGCGCCAGGCGGGCCATGGATTGGCGAAACTGCGGGAAATCCTGCGGGAATTGGGGGACGAGGCACTAGAGGCGATTGAGACGGAAATGGAGCAGCGGAAGGAGACCAGGCCGGGGCGTATCGCGCGGGAAGAGAGTGTGCGGGCGAATAACGCGCTGGCGGTGGCGGCGTATATGGCGCTAGGAGTCGGTACGAAGCGGTGGGTGACGTTCGGTGACAATTGCCCGTATTGCAACAGCCTGGCGGGGCGAACGGTGGGGATGGAATCGCCGTTCCTGGCGGCGGGAATTGATTTCATGCCGGCCGGGGCGGAGCGGCCATTGAAGGTGGACGGGCACGTGGGGCACGCGCCGGCGCACGAGGGGTGCGATTGCATGGTGGTGGCGGGATAGGCGAGATACGAGATACGAGTGACGAGATGAGCGAGAAGGAATTGCGATACTGGCCGGTGGAGTTGCGGCTGGAAACGAGAGAGGGTGTACCGGAGATCGTGGGGTATGCGGCGGTTTTTAACGTGCTGAGCGAGGATTTGGGCGGATTCCGGGAGCAGATCGCCGCGGGGGCGTTTTCGCGGAGCCTGGAGGAGAACGATATCCGGGCGTTGTGGGATCACGACAGCAAATATGTGCTGGGACGGAACCGGGCGAACACGCTGCAGCTGGCGGAGGACGCGCACGGGCTACGGGTGCGGATGACGCCGCCGGCGACGCAGTGGGCCAGTGACCTGATGGAGTCGATGAAGCGGGGTGATGTCAGCCAGATGTCATTCGGATTTATCACGCGGGGGGATTTCTGGGAGCGGGATAATTTATACGGGGCGGTGCGGACGCTGACGGATGTGGATTTATTCGATGTGTCGGTGGTGACGTATCCGGCATATAGCGCCACGAGCGTGGCGGTGGAAGCACGAGACACGGCAAAAGCCCTGGTCCAGGCGGGCCGGGATGAAGAAGAGGCCGAGGGAACCGGCGCGCGGGCGCGGCTGGGGAACAAACGGCGCGAGTTGGAAATATTCAAACTAGAGGTGAATTAAGATGACCAAGTTGATGGAGTTGCGGCAAAAGCGCGCCGAGGCCATTGAAACGATGAGGGGATTGGTGGAAGGCGCGGAAGCGGAAGATCGGGCGATGTCCGATGAGGAACAGGCAAGCTACGACGAGCTGAAGGCGCAGGTTGAGGCGCTGAAAGCGCGGATCGAGCGGATGGAAGAGGCCGAGGACCTGAGCGAAGAGGCGCAGCGGTCGCTACCACGGAAGGCGCCGGCGTTCAACAAGACGCGACCGGGCGACACGGAATCGCGGGCGGTGGCCCATTACATCCGGACCGGTGACGCGAACCAGCTGCAGGAGTTTCGGGCGCCGAACGCGACAGACATGAATATCGGGACGCCGGCCGACGGCGGTTACGCGGTGCCCACCGGGCATTACAACCAGATCGTGGCGCGACGCGACGAGGATATGCTGGCGACGGCCCTGGGCGTGACGAAGATCACGGGCAAGGGGACCACAGTCAACGTTCCGGTTGACAACGAGGCGGACGGCGAATTTGTGGCGACTACGGAAGCCACTCAATTCACCCTGGACTCGCCGGCGATCAACCAGGTGGCGATGACGCTGGTGGCCTATTCCAAGCGGATCCCGATCAGTTACCAACTGCTGGAGGACGAAGACAGCAATTTGCTGCAATTCGTGGCCGATTGGGTCGGGCGCGGGATGGCGCGGACGCACAACAACCTGCTGCTGACCGAGGCGCGGGCGAGCGGCACGGCGGCGCTGACGCTGGATTCGGCGTCAACGATCGGAGCAACAGAAGTTCCGGAGCTGGTGTACAAGCTGCCGGACCCGTATCAAAAGTCCGGTTCTTCGGTGGCCTGGGTGATGAAACGGGCGACGGAAGGGATTATCCGCGGCCTCCAGGGCAGCTCCTTCCTGTTCGTACCGAACCCGAGCGGAACCGATCGCGGGATGCCGGAGATCTGGGGGTACCCGGTCTATAGCTCCGAGTACGCGAGCGCGATCGCAGCCTCGGCCAAGTCGCTGATCTTTGGTGACTGGAGCTATGTCTACATGCGCGAATCGACGCAGTTCGGTTTTTTGCGCGATCCGTACACGCTGGCGGATTACGGACAGATTCGGCTGATGTACTTCTTCCGGACGGTGTACAAGGTGGCCCAGGCGGAAGCGATCGTTTACGCGACGCATCCGACGGCTTAAGGCTCTTCGGAGCACTATCCTCCTCACGATGGTCCGCCGCGTTAGTTACGGCGCGGCGGACCATCTAAAAAGCAGGCGGCAAGTAAGCTGGATGGAGGCTATTTAGGGGTAGGACAGATGAGGACAAGATGACGAACTGGTCGACATTGCAGACGGTGGTGATCGGCAGCGGAACGACGTAATTGCCTAACGGGAATAAAAGTGATGAAGCTGTTGATCTACACGCCGACGTGGGAGACGGGGACGGGGACAGCGATGCGGCCGGAGACGGAAGCATCGATCCGAGACCTGGAGCCGCGGGAGGGGGTGACGTGGGAGTGGATCGTATCGATGCATAACCCGAACCCGAACCAGAGCCATCAGAACGTGCTGGCGCAGTATCAGCGCGGTCGGGAGTTGGCGCTGGAGGGTGGGTATGACGGGCTGCTGACGATTGAGCACGATATGCGCGTGCCGCGGGATGCAGTCTGGAGGCTGGCGGAAACGGCCGCGGCGGGAGCCGATCTGGTGTACGGGGTGTACCTGTTGCGGCATGGAAGCTATGTGTTGAACGCCTGGGAGTATGTGTCGGACAGGAACCTGGGCGAGAGTTTATCGTTGATGCCGCGCAAGCTGGCGGCGGCGCGGCAGGCAAAAACGGCACGGGTGTGCGGGTGCGGATTCGGTTGCACGCTGATCACGCGGCGGGTACTGGAGGCGCTGCCGATGCGGCGCGACACGGGCGACCAGTGGTGCCCGGACATCCCGCTGGCGATCGATAGTGTGAGATCGGGATTCGTGAGCATGGCGCGGTTTGACGTGGAGTGCGGTCATTATGACAAGGGGCAATGGTTGATGCCTTACCAGACGGGGTTGAAAGACGAGATCGAGGTGACGGCGAACGCGAGCATGAATATCGCGGTTGTCACGCAGTCGATGCAATTGATCAAGGGGACGACGTACATGATGCCGCGAGACGTGGCGCACGAGCTGGAGCGGGCGGGGTACGTGTCTGTTTCGACGCCAGAGGCCGGAAATTCGGCCGTAGACGAGCGGGACGGGGTTGATACAGGTGTTATATCGTTTGAGGCGGAAACGGCGACGCTGGAGTCGCCAGAAAAGGCCATCCGGCGGAAGGCAGTGAAACGCAGGGGGTTATGAGCGAATCGGTATTGATCGCCACGCCGGCACGAACCGGCACGCCGCGGGAATTGCTGATGCGCAACGAGGCACTGGTGCACCGGTTTACGTATCCGGCGGTGGAGTGGCGATTGCATTTGAACGATCCGATTGTTTCGGCGGGCAAGTATGAGCCAAACGCATGGGCGCGGAATTTTTTCATTAACCGATTTCTGGCAGAGCAACATGGGTATGTGTTGTGGCTGGACGTGGACGTGATCGACGCGCCGGCGGATTTGATCGAGCGGTTGATGGCGGTGAGCCTGGCACACGAACGGGCGATCGTGGCACCGATGGTGTGGATGGAGCGGGTAAAAGAAGGTGCGGTTAATTTAGAGAACGGCGGCTGGTTTTATGACACGGGCGGGTTTGTGGACCTGAACGGGCAGACGGCCGATTTTTTCAGCGGGCCGCCAGGAGCGGACTCGCCGGTGGCGTTGAAGTCGGTGGGGACGGTGTATCTGGCGCCGGCGGAGTTGTACCGGCGGGGATTGCGGTACCGGCCGGTGGGTAACGAGGTGGAGCACCTGAGTTTCTGCCGGGACGCGGCCGCGGCAGGCACGAAGGTTCTGGCGTGCCGGGATATCAGCGTGACGCACGCGTATTTGCCGAAGTATGGTGACGTATGGCACTCAAGTTAATCACGGATCCATCCGCGGAGCCGGTGACGGTGGCGGAGGCGAAGACCCACCTGCGGGTGGATCATAGTGACGAGGACACGTATATCGGCTTACTGATCAAGACGGCGCGACAGTGGGTGGAGGAATACACGCGGCGGGCGATTTTGACGCAGACGTGGACGTTGAGCCTGGACGCGGTGCCGGGAAGCCGGATCGCGCTGCCCAGGCCGCCGCTGCAGAGCGTGACGCATATCAAGTTTTATGACGAGGCGGACGCGGCGACGACGGTCAGCTCGACGTTTTACCAGGTGGACACGAGCGGGGAGCCGGGCCGGGTGTTGCTGAAATCGACGGGGTACTGGCCCAGTGTGAGCTTGATGCGGCCGGCGGCGGGGGTGGTGGTGACGTACGTGGCGGGCTGGACGGCGGCCGGGAGCGTGCCGGAGCCGTTTAAGCAGGCGATCAAGTTGCTGGTGGGTCATTTATACGAGAATCGGGAAGACGTGACGCAGTCGAACGGGCTGATGGTGACGATACCAATGGGGGCCAAGATGGTTTTGTGGCCGTGGCGGGTGATGGAGTTCTAGGATGCAGGCGGGCAAGTTGAACCGGCGGATTCTCATTGAGCAAAAGACGGCCGTTCAGGACCCGTACGGCGAAGAGACGGTGACCTGGTCGACGTGGAAAACGGTGTGGGCCAATGTGCGTCCGATGAGCGGGAACCAGTATTACCAGGCCAGCGGGCAGACGATTGAGGCGCGGGTTACGACGGAGATACGGATCAGGTATCTGGACGGGATCAACGTGGAGACGATGCGCGTGAAGCACGGTAGCGAGGTTTACGAGATCGATACGGTGTTGCACCAGGAGGAACGGCGGCGACAGATGAGCCTGATGTGCCGGAGGCAGTTGTGAGCGGTATCGAGATCGAGGTTGAAGGCGTGAAGGAGTTGCAGGCCGAGCTGGCGAAGCTGGCGCGGAAGGTGACCGGCCCGATGGCCATGGAGGCGTTGATGACGGCGGCCAGGCCGCTGGAGAGCGCGATGCGCAGCACGACGGCGTTCGCGGACCAGACGGGAAGGTTGCGGCGGAGTATCGGGACGGTGGAGGCAAAGACGCGGGGTGTGGCGATGGTGAAGGTGGGGGCGCGGGCGCCGCACGCGCACCTGGTGGAATTCGGGACGAAGGAGCGGCACACGGCGACGGGCAAGTCGACGGGGACAATGCCAAAGCGGCCGTTTATTCGGCCGGCGTTTGACAAGACGCGGAGCCGGGTTTTGGCAGTGTTCCGGGCGGAGATCCGGCGGATGGTGAGTGTGCGCTGATGGACATGGACGTGGTGATGAGGCAGTTGATCCTGGAGTCGGCCGCGGTGGTGACGATGGTGACCGGGCGGGTGTATCCGGGGCAGTTGCCGGACGACGTGACGCTGCCGGCGGTGGTATACGAGGCGATCAGCGACGTGCCGACGTATACGAACGACGTGGCGCACAACCGGCAGGAGTGCCGGCGGGTGATGCGGTACGAGGTGAACAGCTACGGGTCGAAACTGGCGACGGCGCGACAGCTGGACCAGGCGATCCGGGAGCGGTTGAGCGGGTTCAAGGGCAGCGGCGGCGGGCACCAGCTGGCGATATTCCGGCAAAGTTCGTACGCGGCGCGGTATGAGGATGAAGATTTTTGGCGGGTGATCACCGACTACACGGTTCATGTAGGCGGATAAAAAAACACAAGGAGTGTAAAGATGGCAGCGACAGCAATTGCAGAGCAGGTGGTGGCCGGTCCGTACGTGGCGGAGAGCGGCACGCAGATGACGACGGTTACCTTCACCGCGGCGGACGCGACGAACGGGAACGAGATCGTGATGACGACGGGACGGACGCTGGTGATCGTGTTTAACACGCACGGCAGCACCGCGGGGACGGTGACGGTTACGAGTTCGGCCGATCCGTATGGGCGGACGGCAAACGTGACGGCGTTCTCGGTGGCGGCATCGGCATTCGCGGCGCGGATTTTCACGCCGGTGGGCTGGGAGCAGACGCTGGGCGGACGCAACCTGCTGATTACCGGCAGTGCGACAACGATGAAGATTTTGGCAATCCCGCTTTAAGCGGACAGACGAGGTGAATCATGACATGTGTAGTGCCTGATGAATTGGTGGGCTTCGGCACGCTGTTGCAGTACCAGGACCCGCTCACGGATGACTGGATGACGGTGGCCGGAACGAAGGATTTGGATTTTCCCGACGATGTGACCGGGGCGATCGATGTGACCAGCGGGACATCGGGGGCGTACCGCAAGCGGATTCCCTCGCCGCTAAGTTCGCTGGAGCCGGTGGAGTATGAGTTCAACTTTACCTGGTCGCAGTGGAAGAACATCGTGAACATCAAGAGCGCCAAGAGGACGCTTTCGTGGCGGCTGCAGCTGCAGAACTCGGAGCAGACGTATATGCAATTTTGCGGATTCATCAGCAAATTGGGCGTCTCGGTGCCGATGGAAGAGTTGGTCATGGCCAAGATGGAGCTGACGCCGACGGGAGAGCCGACCTGGAGCAAGTTGAATTAAGGAAGATTTATGGCGACATTGAGCGCGCTGGGAATCCTGGAGCTGACGGAACAAAAACGGGTTGCGCGGGTTGACCTGGCCGAAGCGGGGTACGCGGGGATCGTGTATGTGTGCGATCTGACGGCGACCCAGCAGCAGGCGCTGGCGGTCCCGCGCAACTCGAAGACGGTTGTGAATTACAAGCACAACACGATGGAGATGGATCTGTCGGCTTTGAGCGGCGACACGGGGGCGCGTTTTATGATGGCGTGCCTGGTGACGGACGCGAAGGACGGCGAGATTCTGGAACGAGCGTTCGCGGCCACGCAGGAATCGTTTATCACAATCGCCAAGAGCGATCTGGTGTTCATCGCCGATTTGCTGCGGGCGGAGTTGAAATCCGAGCGGGCGGTACAAAGCAAGCTGGAAGAGATGCCGAACGCGGTGACGGAGCTGATCGTGCGGACGTGCCGGGAAATCTCTGGCGTGGCCAGGGACGCGGTGGAGGAAAAAAAAGACGACTGAGGGAAGACCCGATGCTGCTGGCGGCGTACAGACTGGTGGCGCAGGGGATCGGCGGGCGGACGGTCGGCGAGCTGGCGAAGCGGATGGATTATGAGGAATTCATGACGTGGATCGCTTACAGCCTGATGGAACCGTTCGGCGACAGCCGGGCGGACTGGCGGGCGGCGCTGATGATGGCGCAGACGGCGAATATGAACCGGCCGAAAGGGCGCTCGCCGTATAAGGCGAGCGACTTTTTATTGCAGTTTGAGGAGCGAGAGACGCGCGAGCAGACGATGGACGAGATGAAATTGGCGCTGTACGCGCGGTATCTGGCGTGGGGCGGCAAGCCGACGGAGTAAGATGGGCGAGATCCAGAAGCTGTATGTATCGCTGGCGCTGAAGTCGGCGGAGTTCACCCAGGGGCTGAAGGAAGTCGGGAACAAGGCTAACGGGTTCGCGGCGAACCTGCGCGGCCGGGTCGGCGGGTCGCTAAGGTCGGTGGCGCGCATCGGCTCGGCGGCATTTTTGGGCGTGGGGATGGCGGCGGTGGGTGGGTTCGGGCTGGCGATGCGGTCGGCGATCGACATGAATTCGCAGCTGGAGACCTCGACGCTGCAATTCCAGACGCTGATGGGCGACGCGGATCTGGCCGCGGAACACGTGGGCAAGTTGTTCGAATTCGCCGGGAAGACCCCATTTGAGACGCAGCCGATCATCGACGCGAGCCTGAAGTTGCAGACGTATGGCGGCGCGGCGCTGAACACGATGGAGAATCTGCAGCTGGTGGGTGACGCGGCGGCGGCGGTGGGGCAGCCGATTGACGAGGTGGCGTTCTGGGTGGGGCGGGCGTACGCGGCGATGCAGGCGGGGCAGCCGTTCGGGGAGGCGGCGATGCGGTTGCAGGAAATGGGGATCATGGGGCCGGAGGCGCGGCAGGCGCTGGAGGACCTGCAGGCGAGCGGGGCCAGCGGGGCCGAGGTGTTCGGGCTGTTCACCGAGCAGCTGGGGGGATTTTCGGGAGCGATGGAGCTGCAGGCGGGAACGTGGCAGGGGCTGACGAGCACGATTAAGGATAATTTGAATTTGCTGGTGGCGGGGGCGCTGAAGCCGTTTTTCGACCTGGCGAAAGAGGGGCTGGCGGGGCTGGCGGAGTGGCTGCAGAGCGCAGAGGTGCAGGCGGCGATCCAATCCTTCGCGGAGAAGCTGACGCTGGTGGTGACGGCCATCGCCACGTTTGTGAGCGAACAGGTGGTGCCGTTTGTGCAGGAGCATGGTCCGCAGTTACAAGAGGTGCTGACGGCGCTGGCAATCGCGTTCGGGGCGTTGATGATTATCGGGGCGGTGAGCGCGTTGTTGAGTTTATTTTTGTCACCCATCGGATTAATCGCGGCGGCGGTGGGGCTGCTGGCGGCAGCGTGGGTGAACAACTGGGGAGGGATACGGGATGAGACGGGCGAGGCGTGGGAGCGGATCAAGGTCGTGTTTGAGGCGTTGAAGATGTGGTTTAACCAGACGTTGATGCCGATTGTGCGCCTGTTCGCGTACAAGTGGCAGGAGAACTGGGAGCTCAGCAAGACGATATTGACCAATGTCTGGACGGTTATTGAAGCGATTTTCAAGGAAGTCGGCCGGTGGATCAAGGACAACCTGGGGCCGTGGGTGAAGTATTTTCACGACAAGTGGACGGGAGAATGGTGGCCGGCCATAGAGCGGGCGTTGAAGCTGGCGTGGGAGAAGGTGATCCGGCCGGTGCTGGGCTATGTGTGGGACAAGTTCAAGGATGTGATGGGGGGGATCGAGGAGGCGATCGCGCCGGCAAAGCGAATCTGGGACGGGTTTATCGACGCGGTGAAGGGGTTCTGGGACTGGATCAGCAACAAGGTGTTCAATTTTCAAATCGATCTGCCCGACTTGCCGGACTGGGCGACGCCCGGATCGCCGCTGCCGATTCACACGGCGTGGGTGGCGTTCGCGCAGGACGCGGCGCGGATCGGAAAGAGCCTGTCGTTTATCGGCGCGGGGCTGGAGGTGGGGCTATCGCGGCGGCTGGAGCAGGCGCTGGATGGGGGCGGGCCGGGGGCGATGCAGCAATCTGTCTACATTTATGGCGGTTATAACGTGCAGGGGACGGGGGACGGCCGTGACGCGCTGTCTGACCTGTACTATCAGAGGCTTTGATGAAGGTATTGAGTTTCGGCGATCTGGATTTGTCGGAAAACAGCGATTATGAGGCGCACCTATTCACGGGGTACAGCACGCCGGAGCAACAGCTAGTGACGGTGACGCGGGACCAGGGCGCGCCGGTGACGACAAGGGCCAATGAGGGGCTTTTTACGATGGTGCTGCAGGTGTGGTTTGGGGACACGTCGGCGGATGTGTTGCGGCGGCGATTGCTGGCGGGAATGGACACGCGGACGGGAGCGAAGTCGCTGGTGGTGAGCGAGGAGGACGACAGCCGGTCGCGGTATGTGTTGTGTTTCGTGCGCGCGGCGCAGCCAATCGACGGGCAGGGGAACCTGGGCTATGCGTTTACGCTGGTGGTGACGGAGGATAACCGCTGGCGGGCGACGACGGAGGACGAGTACAACCTGACGTGGACGACGAGCGGGGACACGGAGACGGTGACCAATGACGGCGACCTGGACGCGTACCCGCTTATCACGATCACGCCGCGAGCAGTGAAGGACGAGCCGGGGTATCGCTACATGCGCCAGCTGTTGTTTTTTCCGCCGCGCGTGGTGGAGGGGGAGAATGACGTGGCGCGGATTCCGGTATCGCCTAATCACACAGTGTGGGAAGTGGACACGGAGTCGATGGTGAGCGACGGAAAGGCGGTCACGAGCGCCGACCTGGCGATTCAGCACGGCAACGGCAAGTGGGAGTTGCCGTGGTTCACCGACGATGATGGGGCGTATGATTTCGGAACGGAGGCAACCAAAATATGGCGAACGCACACGGGATACGCCAACTTTACGGAGGTGTATTTGGGAGAGTCGCTGGCGAATGATTCGACGCAGACGCGGTTAAAGATCGACCGGATCAAAACAGAGGCGCGCGGGGAAAGCGGCCACCGATGGTTGAACCGGTGGGGATTGTTGTATGACTCGTGGGCTATCGCGAACAGCCAGGCGACCGAATTTATTGTGTATGAGGGATATGACGAGGTGACGGGGGAGCTGCTGAACGTGCGCCGGGCACAATTCGGGTCAGTGGCGGAAGATCACGACAACGGGAGCGCGCTGGCGCTGAGCACGGTGAATTTGAGGTTGCTGTACGGTCCGAACGTGCAACCGCCGGCGCAGGAGTTAGCGGCGGCGGAAAACGAGAAAACACGGCTTGGGCCGCCAATCGTTGAAAGGAGCGAGTCCGGGTATGCATTTTATTACGGGTATCGATACAACACATTTAAGGATCGTTTCGGCGATCCGAATAATTCCGGCTGGAATTTGTTCCGGTTCGCGGGGAGCCATCCAAACGGGATTTTTGTGAAGCCATCGGACGCAACGGGGACGGCCATCCGGGAAAT